AAGTGGTTCAGGTGATCCTGCTGTAAGTGCTCCGATACTTGATGGTAATGGAGAAGCTAGTTCATATACTTTAACAAGATTTGTAAGAGCCGTGTCTGGTCAAACTAAAACAAAAACATTTAATATTACGTCTCCTACTAAATTTTTAGAGTTGGATTTAGGTGAAAATGATGTCATCGAAATAATTAAATGTGAGGATGCTTCTGGTCAAAGATGGTATGAAGTAGATTATTTAGCACAAGAAAAAGTTTTGAAAGAAACTCACTATAGTGATTCAAATGAAGAAACAACATCTGGTGTTAGGACATCTGCTTATGACCAAGGAGAATCTACTGATACTATTTCATCTATACCTATACCTTATGTTGCTGAATATATAAAGACAAACAAAAAATTCACATCTAGGTTTGATGAAGATACACAAACATATAAAGTACAATTTGGAAATGGATTATTTAGATTTAGTAACTCTGGTTCAAATGTAGATCCTGTTGAACAAGCAGGTGTAACGATAAATGGTGTAAATCTATCTGATATAGGTAGTTTTGGAAACACTACCATAGGTAATAATTTAAATTTAGGTGAAACACCATCTAACACAGCACTAACTTTTACTTATAGAGTTGGTGGTGGAGCTGATTCGAATATTCAAGCTGGCGAACTTACAACTGTAAATAACTCACCGGTAGGTGTTTCTTTAACTGTAACAAATGATGAACCAAGTGTTGGTGGAACTGATGGGCAAACTGTAGATGAGATAAGAAACAATGCCTCTGCTTTCTTTGCCTCTCAACTTCGTTGTGTCACTAAAGAAGATTATCAGGCAAGAATATTATCTCTTCCACAAAAGTTTGGTAGTATTGCTAAGTGTTATGTTGAGAGATTGGATGGTGGAACTCTTTTAGTTTCTACTCTTTCTTATAATCAAAACAAACAATTAGTTCAAACACCACAATTAGTATTACAAAATATTTCTACTTATCTTAATCAGTTTAGAATGGTAAACGACCAAGTAGATTTTGGATTCACATTGAACGATAATTTATATTCTGGCTATGTGGTAAACTTTGGTGTTAGATTTGTAGTTAATGGAGACAGAAGATTTAATCCAACAGAAGTAAAACTAAATGTAATTGAAGTAATTAAAGATTTCTTTAAGATAGAAAAGATGCAATTTAGACAATCAATAAATCTAAATGATTTACAATATAATATTTTAGGTTTAGATGGCGTGATTGGAATTAAAGAACTCAAATTATTTCAAGACGGAACTGATGAATATGCTAGTGGTAGAAAATTATATAGTTTACAAGGAAATGGGGATACTGTGACTGATGGGGAAAGTGACTATGGATTTCAGTATAATTTTGAAAATGCGCTTGTGGATGGAGTACATAGACCATCAATAACACCATCGGTATTTGAGTTGAGAAATCCTAATCAAGACATATATGGAAAGGTAGTATAATGCATAGATATTTTTTTACAACTAAGGACACT